CGACCATGAAGCCGGTCGAGTTGGTCGAACGGGCGATCCGCAATTCCAGCAGGCCCGGCAATCTCGTACTCGATCCCTTCGCCGGATCCGGCACCACGCTGATTGCGGCGGAGAAATCAGGGCGCACTGCCCGCCTGATCGAACTGGACCCCAAGTACGTCGATGTAATCGTGCGGCGCTGGCAAGGCTGGACCGGGAGAGAGGCCACGCGCGAGGCGGATGGCGTGGCCTTCGATGAGTTGGCCAATCGTCAGGAGGCGGCGTGATCGATCTGGTAAATCCGGCCGGCATCCGTTTTGGACGACGTCAGTCGAATACCCTGCTTCTTCAGCGCGCCCGCGAAAAATCCGCGCACGCTGTGCTTCTGCCAGCCCGTAATCGCAATGATCTGGTCAACAGTGGCGCCCGTCTCGAGCAGAGCAATGACGCGAGCCTGCTTGCTGTTCGCGCGTGGGCGCCGCTCGCGCTGTGGCGCGCCGTGGGCCGCGTTTTGCGCGGTCGCGGAGGTGTGCTCCGCCTTCGTCGGCTTCTCGCGTCCTATCGCCGCGTAGCCCGCACCGGTGACGCGATATTGGCGCTCGCGGCGGTGCGGGTTCCGTTCGATGAGACCGCGTGTCAGAAGCCCCTCCAGAATGCGCTCGGCAATCATCGGAGATCGCGTCGCGGATTCGGGCATCCATGTAACCGTGCCGCCATCGCCTGCTGCGGCGGTCAGGACTTCCTGTTGTGTCTTGGTGAGTTTGGCGTTCATGGTGGCCCTCAATGATTGTCGAATCGTTCCAGGATCTCGCCAAGCGCATCGTCGACGCTGCTGGCGTCTCCGACGTGGCCCCAATTGATGTCATCCGGAACAAATCCGAAGTGATCGTCGGCCAGGGCTTGCAGGCGTTCCAGTTTGTCGCGGATGCATGCGTAACGAAGCATGAATGCGTTCATCGCGACGTCGTTGGTTTTGGTGTTCATCGTCGTTCTCGGCTCTGTAAGCGTGATGCTATTCATCCATAAGCAAACCCTTATAGCAATCAGATAGTTGGGAGAATTTGGGATGAAGATCGCTTATGTTGCAGGCCCTTACCGCGACAGCCGAGGCCACTGGTTCGTCCACCAGAACATCGAAACAGCGCGCCGGATTGCCGCCGAGTTGTGGGCGCGGGGATACGCCGTGATCTGCCCCCACTCGAACACCGCGCACTTCGATGGCGTGTGCAACGATCAAGTGTTCCTCGATGGTTTGATCGCGATCCTTCTGCGCTGCGATCTCATCGTCCTGGCGCCGCGCTGGAAAACATCGACGGGAACGCTGGATGAGATTCGCGCCGCCAACCGCGCGGGCATCGCCGTCGTTGAGTGGCCCAACTTAGAGCAGGCGATCGCGATCGATCCGAATGCGAGGTTTTCGGAGTTTTGAATTCATTGATTTGTTTAAAGAATTCGTGAAAGCCGCCGAACAACCCGTGCGTAAGCGTTTGAACGACAAAAACTTCACGGTTCCTGTGACGCGATCTGCGCCGCGGGGAACGCGACGCGCGGTATTTCTCTAGCGACAGGCTGAATAACTGATTCAAATCAGATGGAAACAGCAACCCAAGCACCTGCTGGAATCGGCCGCAACGGCGGCGCGCGCCCGGGTGCTGGTCGCAAGCCGAAGACCGAGCAGAACGATGCGTACCTGCTCTACGCCAAGGCGAAAGCGCAGAAGGAAGCCTACTCGGCCAAGAAGGCGGAGCTCGAACTCAAGCTCATGAACGGAGCGCTGGTCGCCGTGGATGACGTCATTCCGGTCGTTACGGACGTCGTGCGTTCCTGCAAGGAATATCTGCTCGGCATTCCAGGGCGATTCTCGGACCTCTTCGCCGCGGAAACCGATGCCCGTGCCATTGAGCGGGTGCTGGAATCCGAAATTCGCGCCGCGCTGCAGAAGATCGCCGAGGTGAATCTCCATGAGCAGGCTCGTTAACCGTCGCATCGAATCTGATCCTATCGCACGCATTCGACGTGCGATGCTTGATGCGTGCGCGCCGGAACCGGTGCTGTCGGTGTCGGAATGGGCTGATCGACATCGCGTCCTGCCGGCGAAAGGCGCCGCAGAGCCGGGGCCCTGGCGCACATCGAGGACACCCTATCTCAGCGCAATCATGGACGCGCTCGCCACCGGCAGTCCGTATCACACCGTCATCCTGGCCAAGGGTAGCCAGATCGGGGGCAGCGAGGTCGGCAACAACTGGCTCGCCTACGCCATTCATCATGCGCCAGCTCCGATGCTGATGGTGCAACCGACGGTCGAGATGGTGAAGCGATCATCGAAGCAGCGAATCCAACCGATGATCGACGCGACTCCGGTGCTCTCCGAGCGGATCGCGCCGAACCGTTCCCGCGATTCAGGGAACACGATGTTCGTGAAAGAGTTCTCGGGCGGCATGCTGGTGATGACCGGGGCAAACAGTGCGACCGGCCTCCGCTCGATGCCGGCGCGGTATCTGTTCCTGGATGAGGTCGATGCTTATCCGGGTGACGTGGAAGGCGAAGGTGATCCGGTGGAACTGGCCATCGCAAGGACCAGCACGTTCAAGCGGAACCGGAAGATCTATCTCTGCTCGACGCCAACCATCACCGGCATCAGCCGGATCTGGGCAGCGTTTGAACGGACGGATCAGCGCTACTACCACGTGCCGTGTCCCGAGTGCGGCACCAAGCAAATCATCAAATGGGAGCGGATCGTCTGGGAAGAAGGAAAACCGGAGACCGCGCGCCTCGCCTGCAGCGACTGCGGCACGCTGATCCACGAACGGCACAAGGCGTGGATGCTGGAACAAGGTGAGTGGGTGGCTACCGAACCCGCGCATGCAACACCCGGTGTCATCGGCTTTCATTTGTCGAGCCTGTACTCACCGCCGGGGTGGTACGCGTGGGCGGATGCCGCATCAGAGTTCCTGGCGGCGAAGGACTTTCCGGAACGCCTGAAGTCGTTCATCAACACCAAATTGGGTGAGTGCTGGGAAGACAGGGATGGGGAAACGGCGGATGTGGCGACGCTGGCGCAACGCCGGCAAGCATGGGATGCCATTCCCAGCGACGTGCTGGTTCTGACCGCAGGGATCGATGTCCAGGACAACCGGCTGGAAGCAACGCTCGTGGGCTGGTCCTACGGTCAGCGGGCCTATGTTCTCACCCACAACGTACTGTGGGGCCCGCCCGGCGAGGAACAAGTCTGGCTGGATCTTGACGAATGGCTACGGGAAATCCACGCGACCCAGGACGGGCGCGCACTAAAGCTGCGCGCGGCTTGCATCGATTCCGGTGGTCACCACACCCAAGCGGCCTACGACTTCTGCAAGGTTCGCCACGCCCGGAAGATCTGGGCCATCAAAGGCCGGCAGGGTCCACATCCGGCCTGGCCACCTAAGCAGACCAAATCCAGAACCCACCGCGGCGGTCGGGTGTTCGTGATCGGTGTCGACACGATCAAAGACTCACTCCGGGCGGCGTTCGCGGTGAAGGACGCCAGTCTGCCGCGGCATATCGCCTTTGCCGCGGAGCTGGGCGAGGACTACTTCGAGCAGCTCTGCGCCGAGCGGCGGGTGATCAAGCGGAATACCCGCGGCGGCGCCGAGCGCATCTGGAAGCGCGTCTCCGGTGTCCGTAACGAAGCACTGGACTGTCTGGTGTACGCCACCGCGGCACTGGAAGGATTGAAGCAGTCGGGTCTAAAGCTGCAGGCAGCGATCCGAAAGGCCGACGACGTACCGTCGGTGGGAGCACCCGCAGCGTTGACGGCGCAGCGATTCGCGGATGCGCCGCCGCCGAGAGCACCGTCGACGGGCGCAGTCAGTCTGGCTGGGTGGGCCCGTGGGCGATGAGACCGACATCGTCCGCGACATCATCGACCGGTTCGTCTGCGCGGTGCCGGAGATTTCGGTCGAATGTGCGTACCGCATCGAGCAGGACGTTCGTGCCCGATGGGGCGGTGGCCATGTGTACATCGCTCGCGACCCGGATCGGCACGCCCGGCAGGAAGCGGTGGTTCATGCCTGGCGGAACGGAGTGCCGGTGCAGCAGGTCGTCACGTCGCTCGGCATCGATCGGTCCACCGTCTACCGACTATTGAGGAGAAAGTGACATGGCTGGTATCACACTGGAGCAAGCCGAAGCGCGCTTGCAGGACTATCTCAATGCCGAAGCCAAGGTGCTCGCGGGCCTGGTGGTCGAGATGAACGGCCGCCGCTTGACGTTGGCCGATCTAGCCGAGATCCAGCGTGGCATCGAGATCTGGAACCAGCGTGCGCAAATCGCGAAGTTGGAAGCCAACCGCCGCGGCCGCGCGTTCAACGTATCCCCGAGCTTCTGATGAATATCCTCGACAAAGCCATCTCCATCGTCTCGCCGTCCTGGGCGCTGGAACGCCAGCGGGCTCGGAATGCCCTCGCGTTCTACAACGGCTGGTCCGGTGCCTCGCTGACCCGACCCGCGTTGGCCGGCTGGCGCCCATCCGGTACCGACGCCGACG